CTAGTATTCCATGTAACATTTCCTTTTTTGAAAAGATTAGGAGGTCTTACTCCTGTTTTCTTACCCTTATTCCAAGGTGTAAATCCTTTCTTAAAGGTATAAGAAGGTAATTTTTTAAAAGGTATTTTGTATCTGTGAAGCAAAGGCTCTAACTGATTTAAAGTTATTTTTTCAAAATTATTATTAAATAATTCTAATAATTCATTTTTATTTTTAGTGCCTTTAAAACTTCTTAAGAATTCAAATTCTATTGTTTTGAATTTTCTTCTCATTTTTATACCTCTAACATTTTAGGTAGTTTCATATTTTCAGTAATTCCACTTTCTTTCATTTTAATAGCTTGGATTGCAACATCTGCATTATTTATAATTGCAGTAGCAACTCCAACTATAGCTTTTGCTCTAAGAATTTCAGTATGCAACTTTTCTTCACTAATATCTTCTTCATCTAATCTTTCTATTTGTGCAAATAAGTAATTATTCAAATCATTTAATGTATTTTTCATTTTTTAGTTCTCCTTATCAATTAAAACCTTTCCATTCCCATAACTCACCTTTACAGTTTCTTGTTTTGTATTTTATTTTTAGAATTCCTAGAATTGTTCTTAATGTACTTCCTTTTCTTCCTAATTTCATAGACAACTCTTTTAATGTCATATTAGGAGCATTCTCTTTTAAAAATTCTATTTCAGCATCATTTAATTCATAATTTTTTTTGTCAAAAATACATTTTGCATTTAAATATTTTTTTATTCTACTTTCACTAGTATGGTATTTTTCCATTATTTTAGCTATAGAAACTCCATTATTATAATCTATAACTATGTTTTCTTTATCTTCTTCACTAAGTACTTTTCTTTGATTTAAAAGTTCTAATTTATTTTGTTCTAAAATTCTTTTAAGTCTATCATTTCCTAAACCAAAATATTTTTTTAATCTATCAAAAGTAAAACCTTCTTGTATTTTCAATTTTAATTCAATTAAATTTACAGAATTATCTCTTGCTATTTTTATATCACCAATTAAGTTTATTTTACATTCTCTGCATATCCTGCCAAATTTTGAATAAGTACATTTTACTTTTTCAGCTAATTTAGAGTAATGTAATAAAGGATTTGATAAGATTAAGTTTTCTAAAAAATCCTTTTTAACTCCTCTTATTTCTTCTATTGAAAGAAATAATTTTTTAGCTAAGACAGAAGATTTTTCTTTCAAATGTTCTATTATATATTGTTGTTCAAACCCCTTATCTCTTCTTTCATCAATAATTTTATCAGCTTCACATTCAATCATTTTTTTTATAAATATGCTATCGTATGGATACCCCATTTCATTAGCTACCTTATCTATTTCATAAATTCCATAATTATCAAATAGTTCACAAAACAATTCTTTTTGTAACTCTTTAATATCTGAAGCATCCATTTGTAATCTCTGACCTAATGTTTTATGTTTTTTCATGAGATTATTTTTTATGTAATCTCTTAAAAAAGTATCATTTTTTAAAGATATTGTTTCCATTTTAACCACCAACTATATTTTTATATTTTTCTTTTACACTAGATTTATCAACATTAACATAAATCATAGTTGTATTTATGTTCTGATGTCCTAAAACTTGTTGAATTTCTTCAACGTCCATTCCTTTCTTTAGTGCCATTGTTGCAAATGTTCTTCTAAATCTATGAGGATGAACATTTTCAACTTTTGCTCTAGTTGCAATTGATTTTAATACTCTTCTAAATCCTTCAGTCTCAATCTTACTACCTAGAATTTGATTTTTATAACATTTATACATAAGTCCATCAACAATCCACAAATAAGGAGTATTATAATTTCCTCTTTCATTTATATATTTTTTAATTGCAAGAGCTGCAATAGTACTCATGAAAGCAACTCCTTCTTTGTTACCTTTTCTAATAATTTTTATTTCATTTTTTTCAAAATCAATGTCTCTTATTTTTATATTGGCCAATTCTGTTGCACGTATAGCACTAGATATAAGTACTTCCATCATTGCTTTTTCTAAGGAGTTTTCACAAGCCATTCTAAGTTTTTCTAACTCTAATTGTGTAAAAGCAGTTTTTTCAGTTTTTTGACCTTTAACTTTTTTAATTTTTTTAACAGGGTTATTAGAAATATATTCTTCTTCATTTAAAAATGAAAAGAAGGAATTTAAAATTCTTCTTATGTTATCTATTGAAACAGCTTTCTGCTGGTTCTTTTCTCTTTCTACAGCTAAATATAATCTAATATCATCTGTAGTAACTTGTAAAAAAGATTTTCTTACAAAAAGAGAAAATAATTCAAGAGAATTTTTATAATATAATAAACTTTTGTCACTTAGATTTTCAGCTTTCTTTGTTAAAAAGAATTTTTTCCAAAGTTCTGCATTAGTTCTATCTGAAACTACTATTTCATATTTTTTTGAAACGATATCGTAATCTTTTAACTGAATAATTATTGTATTTTTAATTCTTTCAATATCATCAATACTGAAATTATTGTTTCTATTTATTTCAAAAGTAATTTGATTAATAATATTATTCTTTATATCTTCCATAATCAACCTCTAAATCTAAACTTGTATTGCCACTAATGCAATAGTTAAATGTATCCCATCTTCCAAATATTTCTCCTGTTAAAGAATTTTTGTTTTCACATTTTGCTTTAGCTCCAACAATAGTCAACTGAACATAAGCCATTTGAATAGTATTTTCATCTAAATCACTACAATTAATAAAAATCCTTTTTTGATAATTAATTCCTTTTTCTTTTAATACTGCTAATATTCCTAGCATTAAACAACCTGAACCACATGCAGCATCAATTATTTTTATTCTTTTTTTTGAATTTAATTCTTTTATTAATTCATTAACTCTTATTTCTGCCATAAGTTTTGAAAGGTGAAATGGTGTAAAAAATTGACCTTTCATTTTATTGTGAATACCTAATTCATGATATATTTTCCCTAAGTAATCATCTATTTCTTTTTCAAATAACATTACCAGTTCAGCATGACATTCAAGAAAAACTTGAATTACTCCTTCACCATGTTTATCTACTATTCTTTTAAATTTTTCTTCCCTATCTGAATAACCTACTTTATTGCAAGTATTGGCATAAGTATAAAACATACATCTTACCCAATCAAAGAATATTTCGTCATAGTTATATTTATGATCGAGATCTTGTATTTTTTTTACTATATTTTTGATAGAAGCTTCTCTAACTATTTCTTTTTTAGGAAGCTGTCCAAATCCAAAAAGGTTTAAGTTATCCTCCATTTTATCCTCCTAATTTTTAGTTTCTTTTTCCATAGTTTTATTTATGGCTTGCATTAAATCAAAGCCATTTACAGTACTCTTAATTTTTTCCTGCCATTTATCCCATATCATTTGACCTTTTTCGTCATATTTTTCTTTTATTTTTTCATCTTTAATTAGAGAAATGATTGTATTTGTTTCAAATGCAAAACCTATCATAGTCAAATGATTTTCAATATTATAAGGTTTTTCATTTATACATTTTTCTGCAACTTCATAATATTGTTCAAGTAAAACTTCTTCAAATGCTTTTTTAGTCAGATTTTCTACAATTTTTTCAAGTTTTTCTTTTATTTTTTCTTTTCTTTCAAAATTTTCTTTATTATCCATTTTTATCCCCTCTCCTATTTAAATAAGTTTTTTCTCCTTTTTTTCTTCTGCTTCGATAATAATTTCTATCAATAAGTTACAGAAATATGGTGATTTAAAATAGAAATTATTTTGATATGAAGATAATTGATTTTTTGTATCTTCTAAAAATTTACTCACATCTATTCCAGAAGCCATCATTTTTGAAAGTTCAACATAAGTTTTTATCAAGTTGTCGAATTCTTTTAATCCTGGTGTAGCTTTTAGATAAACTTCTTTGATATGAGCCATATAATCTGTATGCCATGCATCAGCTGTTGAAACTAACTCTATTTTTGCTTTAAAAAACCATTTTTTTATTATTTCTATTAAATCCCAATAATTTAAAGAACTTAGTCTTGTTTTGTTAGCATTTAAAAGCATTTCGTAACAAATGATTTCTATTATATTTTCATGTGTAACATCGTATCTCTTCTTTTTAAAGAACTTTTTTTCTGTTTCTAGAACTTTATCTGCAATTTCATTTAAAGAAGTTTTTAAAGTGAAGTTGTCATTACACTGACTTTTTATATAGCTTGAAATTTTATCATACATTTCATATGTCTTAGATTTCTTTTTAGCCATTACTCATTTTTACCTCTTTCTTTCCACTCAAATTCTTCTGCTTCTTTTTTCTCTTTATAGAGTTTAATAGCCATTTCTTTTTTACTATAATTTCTCATCCCTATTGTTTTTTCTTTACTTCTCTTTTTATATGCTGCATCAGCTTTGCTCTTGTCTCTCCAGTATTGCTTTTCACAAGTAGCAGAACAGTACTTAACTCTCTTATCTTTAGTATCAGTAACATAAACCTGAGCTCCACAATGTGCACAGATAAATTCACGAGGACAATCAACATTTTCATAAAATTGATTAACTTTTATTTTCATTGTTTCTCCTTAAAAATTATTTAAATGATATTTCTTCATATACCCATGCCATATATTTATCTGAAAAGTTAAAGATTTTATTTAATTCTTTTTCACTTATTCCTAATCTTCTAGCAGCACCTTTCATTTTTGCAGTATCTAAATCTTTAACCATTCTTGCCCATGAACACAGAGTTCCCATAAAGCCTACAGGAAGCTTTTGAGAAACGTCATCAGGTGTTAAAATTGGAATTTCATTTATACCTGAAAGACATTTCATTGCTTGTTTTCCCATAACTTCTGTATAAAAGAAATTACCTCTTACATCATCTTCTATGTCGTCATCTGTAGGTTCAAAGTATTTTTCATATATCTTATCTGCAGAAGCACGAACCTTACATATTTCCATATATTTTTGGAATGGGATAATACCATCATTTTCTTTTAATTCTTTATCCCATACACTTTTATGATTTGTACAAGTTCTAGAGATATTAAGAATAATTGTTGCAAGTAATGCTGATTCTAACTTTTCATCAGTTGGTTTTTTAGTAACTTTTATTTCTTTTTTTTCATTTATCTTGATTTCTCTCTTCTCTGTTTTCTTCGCTTTTCTCATTTTTAACAACACCTTTCTCAGCCATAAGAACAGCTAAAGCTAATTTAAGTATATCCACAAGATCACATCCAGCTTTCCAATAAAAGAAATGGAAAGTTAAGTTTATTTTTAATTTTTTTCCAAAAAGTAGTTTCCGCATATTCCACTTCAAAATTTTTTATTTTTTCTTTATTTTCATAAGCTATTACAACAGCTTCATTAAAATCTTGTGTTAAATGTTCTCCATTTACTAGATATGTATCTCCCCATATTTTTCTTATTTCTAGCATTAATCCTCCTCTATATCCAACCATAATAATTTGATTGTCCTTGAAAACCTTTTAAAATTTCTACTCCTATAAAGGCAAAGCCATTTGATCCATTACTACACCATCTCTTTTCATATTCATTAACTTCATTTATTGTTCCAGTGAAGTCCCAACTTGAATATGAACCATTTCTATTACAAGCACTTAACTGATTTATTCCATAAATTTCTTTATAAGAAATTGGTCTACTTACTTTCTTTTTAAATATTCCAAATTTATCTTTTATGTTTTCTATTTTTCTTATTTTTAACATCTTATTCTCCTAAAATGTATTGACACTGCAAATAACTTACTGTAAAATAAAACTGTCCAGGGCTTTATTAACACGAGCAAGTCATTTGCAGTGCAAAATAATAAAGTCTTTTTTTAAGCTAATCTATTTAAAACCTTTATGAAAACTTTAAGTTCTTCTATTTCATTTTTTAAATTAACAATCCTTGAAATTCCTAGCATAGCAACTGCTGCATCATCTTCCACAAGAGAGTTATTATAATCTATATTTTCTTTAGCTTTTTTTATTAAATCTTCTTTATTGATTAAATTATTTTGATTCTCATTACTCATAGTTCCTCCATTAGTTGTTGTAATTTTTTTACATATTCTGTAAGTTCTCTTTTATATTCTTCTTTTTCTTCATCTTTTAATTTTTTAACTCTTTTTTCCATTTTTTTAATTTTATTAAAATTAAAATATTTTTGACCAGCTGGAAGAAATTCCATTTTATTTTTTTCTATAGCTGGGAGAAGCTGCTTTCTAATTTCTTTAACTTTGTAAACATCGTTTTCTAAAATACCTAGTACTTCTTCATATTGGAGTTCTTTATTTGTTAAAATCTTTATAGCTTGATCTGAATAAGCAAAAATTTTATCTTTATAGTTTTGAAACTCTAAATACAAATTCCATCTTTTTAAATAAACTGAAACAGCATCTTTTGTAAGTCCTTTAGATTCATACCAAGCCATAAATGAGTTGGTAGGTTTTAAAGTTTTTTCTATTACAGCTAAAGAAGAACACATTTCAAATAAATTATTTTTATATTTTTTATATGTATTCATAAATATCTTTTCTTGTTCTGATATAGTGGCTATTTCAACATCATTTAATTCGTAACTAGCGAAGTTAAACTCTTTTATTTCGGATTTAGAAGCTATAACTTCATTAAAATCATTTTCTAAATTTTTATTCATTGTCTATCTCCTTCCAAATACTTATAAAAATGCCTTTTATATAATCTAGTTTTTGAGCTTTACTCTCCCATAATAATGTTTCATTATCTATTAATTTAGAAATTAGGCTAAGTTGTGGAATAGGAAAACTTAAATGAATTCCTTGGATACTTAATTTTTTATTTAAAAAGTCATAGTATTCTTTTTCTAACTTTGTTCTTCCAATTCTGTTTGGAACAATGGCTTTTACTTTATTTAAATCTACTTTTTTTAACATACTTAAAACAGAATGAGTTGTAATACTATCTAAGAAAGTTGGAATGACTATATGTTCTGCAATTTCTATAAATAAATTATCTAATCCCATTACTGGAGAACCATCAATAACAATATAGTCAAATTCCTCTTTCAAAATATTTATAGCTTTCTTAAAAGACTCATTAAAAGAATTCTTAATCTTATATCCTTGTAAATGTAAGAAGTAAAGATTATCTCTTAATTTCTTAATTTTATAACTTTTACCTTCAATGAAATCTTCAAGTCCAGCTTTGCTAGTATCATCAACTTTAATACCTGCAAATTTTAAAATATCATTTTGGGAATCGCTGGTAAGGATCAAAGTTTTTTTATTTTTTATAAAAGCTTTATAAGCAGCTAATTGTAAAGTTATATAAGTTTTACCTACTCCACCTTTATTATTTTTAACAAGAATAATTCCCATAATATCCTCCTATTTTTGATTTTTTTTAGCAAAAAATATTTTATGATTTTGTAAGTTTATTAATTTTGCTCCATCGAACTGAAGCTGTAAAAGTGGAATTACTGTGCCTTGATTTTTATTAACTATTGCATAGCTTCCATCTGCTCTTTTCTTTACAACTCCACAAGCAATAACATTATGATCTTTAACAGCTAGTACATAATCATCTGTATAAATATAGTTTTTATTTATTTTTATATCTGTACTTTCTAGCCAAATTACATCATCAAATTCAAATTCTTGGTCACCAGCTTGTTTATTTGTTCCTTTTATTTTTCTTTCTTTGAAATCAACATTCAAAGCTTTATAAACTCCTCCTGTTGTAATGCTGTAAAATTTTCCATGTAATTTCATTTAATAATTTTCTCCTTTCTTGTTATAAAATTCAGGTTCTTTTAATCTTTTAAATGCTCCCATTTCTATACCATGTAAGTCAAAAGATAATCTACCCCAATCTACACAGTATTTATATTTTTCAAAATCTAATTTTTCATTCTCTGGAAGCTTAGAATTTACTCTTTCAAAATCTTTTTGTAATTTACACCATTTGTCGAATGGCATATTTATTTTTACAGTTTCTCCCATTTATTCTCCTTTTAGGCACTTAGCAATCCTAATTCAGTTATTTTTTCTTTTATTTTTTGAGAAATCATTAAATAAAAGACTACTTCTGTATTTTTCTTAATTTCTCTGAGAGCAGGATTTTTAAATTCTTCTATAATTTCATCTTCAATTTTCAACTGCTGCTCTGTAGGTAAACTTTTAAAAACTTCCATAGCTTTATCATTTCCTTTATACTCCTTTCTTTGTTCATTTTTTATTTTTTCTTGCTCAAGCTCTTTTTGTTCAATAGCTTGTAAATTTACTTCACAAGTTCCTTTAAACAAGTGAGCTGAAAAAACTGCTGCAATGTTTTTAACATCCTTTTTATTTTTTAGGATATCTATTTGCTCCTGGAAGAGATTTAAAATATAATCTATTGAATTATTTTTTAATAATTCAATTATTTTATCTTCATGCTTTTTAGAAAAATCAATTTCATTTTTCTTAAACCATTCTTTTATTTTTTTTAAATCATCAGGAGCTTTTTCTTCTTTATGATTTAATTCTTTATTTATGTTATTTATATTATGTTCT